ACCGCCTCGATCCCGCGCGCCTCGGCGTCGGCGATGGAGACGAGCCGCAGATCGACCAGCCGCCCGTCATGCGCGAGCCGGATCGCGTCGGCCGGATCCAGCGCGAGCCGCGAGGGCGGCAGACGGAACGCCGCCGTCTCGCGCCCCACCCACGCCTCCATCAACGCGCGGCGGCAGCGGCGTTCGGCCTCCTCGGGCGGCACCGCCATGGGAAAGGACTCCGAGGCGATCCGGGTCGTGTCCACGGTGATCCGCCGCGCCTCGACGAGGGCGGCGTCGTAGTCCTCGTCGGCGCGCGCGATCTGCCATTTCAGCGCCTGCGGCAGTTCCGTCTCCTGGCCGCGCGTCAACTCGAGAATGTCACCTTCACGACCGGCGACCAGGTCGTCGGGCGCGAGGGTGGCGACGGACGCCCGCCCGCGCATCACGAAGCGGATCACGCCCTCGGTCTCGACAGCGTCGAAGCCGAAATGCCGCGACAGCGTGGTGATCGAGGCGCGCGGGCTTTCCAGAGCCGTGATGGCGTAACCCTCGACCGCGCCCCAGAGACCGGTGACGTCGATGCGGGACTCGGGCAGCCCGGCGCGCAGGCAGAGGTGCCGCACGAGGGCCGCGAGCGACACCGCCCCGAGCCGTCCGGTCAGCCAGTGCCCAAGCCGCCAGTTCGCGCCATCGGTCCAAATGTCGGTCAGCGCCGGGAAGAACGGATAGGGTCGCGCGTCCCAGGTCCAGGCAGCGCACTCGGGCACATGCACCATCCGGTCGCCGTAGACCGACGAGACCGGGTTGTTCGCGGCATCGCCCCACCAGAGATACGTCGCCTCCAGATAGGCGCGCTGGATCGCGTCGTCGCGCCAGCCCCGCGAGAAATGCGGCGTGAAGCTTTCTGACGACTTCGGATCGAAGAAGACATTCGGCTGGTTCGTGCCCCGGTCGATCGCCGGACATCCCAACTCGGTGAACCAGATCGGCTTCGACTGCGGCGCCCATGCCGTCGGCGTCCCGGCCTCCACCCCACCGGGGCGATTGTAGTGCGCGTTCGACCACCAGCTGCGCAGATCCTTGTAGCGGAAGACCCACGGCTTCGCCGCCGCGCCATCGGTGATCGGCGTCCGGACCTGCGCGGATCGGTCGGCGGCGCTGGCATAGAACCAGTCGAAGCCTTCGCCGCCCGCGATGTTCCCCTGCAGGTAGGCCCGGTCGTAGATCGCGGGCCAACCCTCGGCCGCGTCGAGATGCTCGAACCCGTCCCGCCAGTCGGAGAGCGGCATGTAATTATCGATTCCGACGAAATCGATCTCCGGGTCCGCCCAGAGCGGGTCGAGATGGAAGAACACGTCGCCTGAGCCGTCGCTCGGCTGGTGCCCGAAATACTCCGACCAGTCGGCGGCGCAGCCGATCTTCGTCCCGGACCCGAGGATCGAGCGGACATCGGCAAGGAGGTCCCGATAGGCCTGCACCGCCGGATAGGTGGACGCGCCCGAGCGGATCGTCGTCAGCCCCGGCATCTCGGTCCCGATCAGGAAGGCATCGACCCCGCCCGCCGCCGCGCAGAGATGGGCGTAGTGCAGTACCATGCGCCGCAGGCCCCAGTCGCCGGGCGTGCCGGTCCAGCTGACGCTCTCGCCCGAGACGCTGAAGTTGGCTGGCGTGGCCGCGCCGAACAGCGCCGCGACCTGCGCGGCGGCCGCGGCTGTCTTGTCCACGGTCCCTGCGAAACCAGCAGCGGGCGAGCAGGTGATCCGCCCACGCCAGGGGAATACAGGCTGGCCGATATCGGCGGCGTTGTCGGAATATGGGTTCGGCAGCGTGTTGCCGGGCGGCACGTCCATCAGGATGAAGGGATAGAAGGTCACCCGCAGCCCGCGCGCCTTCATCTCCTGGATCGCCTGCACCACTGCGAAGTCGGACGGCGTGCCGCCATAGACGGGGCGGTCCTGATCGTCGCGGCTGACGAGGAAGGCGCTGGCCCGGCTGACGCCGTTCACCGACCAACTCGCGGGCGTCGTCGACTTGGCCGACACCTCGACACCCGGCCGCACCTTGCAGGATCCCGCGCGCAGGTCGTCGCCGAACCAGGCGACAACGAGGCTGACGCTTGTCACAGCCGGGGCCATGGCCTGCAGCCGGTCCAGCGCTTCGACCATGTCGGTGGAGTCGGCCAGCGCGTTCAGGTTTTCCGGCACCGTCGTGCCGCCATCGGTCTTGCGGATGGCCTGCGTCGCGTAGGTGAACTCGCCCGAGGCGGGGATCATGGTGACGGCGCGGGTCAGCCCCTCGGCGGTGTCGGGATCGGCGAGCGGGCGGAACACCTCGAAGGACAGCTGCGGCAGACGGTTGCCGTAGGTCGAGAGCGCCAGTTCCTCGAAGACCACATAGGCGGTGCCGCGATAGGCCGGGGTATGCGCCGCACCCATCCTGGCCGCGATGAACGGGTCCGCCGTCTGCGCATCGTCGCCGGGATACCAGCGCCAGGTGACGCCGGAGAGGTCCATCGGCTTGCCGTCGGCCCAGATGCGCCCGATCCCGGTGATCGGCCCCTCGCAGAGCGCCACGGCGAAAGAGGCGTAGTACAGATACTCGGTCGTCTTGACCTTGCCGCCCCCGCCACCCTTGCCGCCGCCCTGCGTCGTGGTCTTCGTCTCCTCGCGGAAATCGGTCGCCCAGATGATGTTGCCGCCCATGCGCATGCGCCCGTAGAGCCGCGGGATCACCGCGCCCTCGGTGGCCGAGGTGATGCGCAGCGTGTCGAGCCGCGCGCCCTCGATGCGTTGCGTGGGCGCCAGCGACGAGATGATCCAGCTGTCGACGACCGAGCCAACGGTCGAACCGATGAAGCCGCCGATGGTCGCGGCGCTGACACCGAGGATCGCGCCGCCGATGCTGCCGCCAATGGCGGCGCCAGCCGCGCCGAGGACAAGCGTTGCCATGGTTGGATCTCAGCGTTGCGGAAACAGGAAGGCGAAAGCGATGCGCCGCCGCCAGGATGGGGTGAGCGGTTCCTCGATCACCCCAAGGCGCTCATAGGCATGAAGGAAGCTGTCGCGCCCGGTGAGGATCCCGACATGCTTGGCGATGGCGCGGGGCTTCATGCGGAAGAGGACCAGCGCGCCGGGACCGGCCGCCGCCGATGCCATCTCAATCATCATGGCGCGCGCGCCTTCCGCCAGAACCTCGCGCGGGCCCGTCTCGCCCCAGTCGCGGCTGTAGGCCGGGATCCGGAACGGCTCGGGGCCGACGATCTCGCGCCAGACCCCGCGAGCCAGCCCGAGGCAATCGCAGCCGACGCCGCGCAGGCTCGCCTGGTCGTGATACGGCGTGCCGAGCCACGCGCGCGCCGCGGCAATGACCCTGTCTGGGTCGGCCGACGTCACAGCACGCCTCCGTCGTGGCCGCCGTCCTTCGTCGCGTACCGCAGGATGGTGTCCTGGCCGGGAATGTGCGGGAAGCCGCGGAAGTTGGCCGTGTTGGCGAACTTCGCCCCGCAGGTCTCGATCCGCTTGTCGCAGCCCGCGCGGATGGTGAAGCCGTCGCCCTCTGCGATCGCGCGCACCGGCGCCTCGAGCAGTGTCAGCAAGGCGATGCCGTCCGTGACGTCGTGGCCCAGCACTTCCGTCTGACGCCCCGCGTTCGCGCCGCTCGTCCAGTCCAGCGTGCCGAAGGTGAACCAGCCGGAATCAAACCCGCCCAGCCCCGAGGCGGTGAAGGCTCGGTCGCGCAGCAGATCGATCACCGCGCCCGTGCCCTTGAAGGCCGGGTCATCCAGATCGACGCCGCAGCGCGCATCGCCGAGCGCGGCGTCGCAGGTCGCCTGGAAGGTCCGCCCGACCGTCTGGCCCAGCACATGGGCGAGCGAGCGGACCTCGGCGACGAAGGCAAGCCGCCCACGCCGGATCTGGCCGATGGCGCCGCGCCGCATCAGCACCCGCTGCCCGGTATCGGCCCAGTTCACCCGCCAGACTTCGACCTCGGCGTTGTCCCAGCGGCCGTCGAGGATGTCGGTCTCGGTAATCCGGTTGGAGGTCAGCACGCCCTCGGCGTCCTGCGCATCGACCGAGAGGTCCGAGCCGGAACGGACCTCGGACGCCGTCAGCCCGCTTTCCGGCTCAAAGTCGGCCCCGTCGAAGCTCAGCGTCCGGTCGTGATCCGTGAAACCCAAAGTGACGCTGTCTGCCCGAGTGATCCGCCAGCACCAGGCGAGTGTCGTCGTGCCCTCGTCGAGATGGGCCTGCAGGGCGGGATCAAGGGTCTTCATCGGCGCAGTTCCAGTAGCGGAATGGAGGTGATCGAGCCGAGCCGCTCGAGGTCGAGCGTCACGTCGAGCGCATCGGTGTCGAAGCGGACCGGCACGTCGAACTCGAAGCCCGCGGTGATGGCGACGCCAGCACCCGGCGCAGCGCTGAACGTGACGACGCCGGTGGCGGTGTCGACCGACCAGCCGGAGGGCTGCTCCACGCCGCCGAGCGCGATGCGCACGCTGCCCGCCACCGGCTTCGCGATGGCGCGTGTCCAGGATTGCGCACCGGAGGCGTAGCGCTTCACCAGCTGGAAGGCGGCGGTCGTTCCATCACCAGTGCCGATCTCCTGGTCGCTCGGCGACGCCGTGCCCGAAGGTAGGCAGGACTTGTGGTCGCCCCAGTCCTTGAAGCGGAAACCGTGGAGCCGACCGTTCCGCGCCTCAAAGAAGGCGACGACTGCCGCCAAATCGTCGGCGCGGCGAATGCCGTACGCCACATCGTAGCGACGGCGCGAGTTCGCCCAACTGGCGTTGCGCTCCTCATCGCCCGAGGCAAGCTCGACGATCTGCGTGCGCCGTTCCGGCCCGCCCCGCGCGCCGCGACTGATGCTGTCGGGGAACCGGACCTCGTGGAACGCCATCAAGTCTCTCCATGGTTCTTGCTCTGGCCCCCGCAACCGGTTCCCACTTGCGGGGTCGCACTCACATGCCCCTCCGCCCGAGCGAGACGGCGCGGGCGATGTCGGCAGCGACCTGTGTGCGGGACTGCCGGAAGCTCTCGGCGTCGCGGGCCATGATGGTGACGTTGACGCCGCCGCTTGCGCCGTAGGTCTGGGCCTCCCGCCGCGACAGCACCCGCTCGCCGCGCTGCAGGATCGCCGGGACCTCGTCATGGCGAAGCCCCGCCATGCCGCCGGAATGCATCCGCGGCGCAGCGGCGAAGGCCATGGCCGGGACCATTCGCGAAGGTCCGGCCGATCCGACCATGCCGCCCGCATGCAGGACGTTGGCGAAAATGCCGCCCGCCCCGGAGAACACGCCGGAGAGCGCATTCGCGATCGGCCCCAGGATGAACCGCCGCGCCGCGAGCTGGGCGAGATCGGCGAGCAGCGAGGTGACCAGGTCGCGGAAGTTCAGCTTGCCGGTCTTCACGAACTGGCCCACGGCGTTCTCGGCCGACTGGAAGGCGCCGACGAGGCTCTGGCCGATATCGCCACCGATCTCGCGCGCCTTGCTGGCGTAATCCGACAGCGCCGCCGTGACCGCCTGCCAACCGGTGACGGCAGCCTCGGTGTCTGGCTCGGCGGCAGCTGCCGCCGCCCCGGCCGCCGCGCCTGCACCCGTCGCGGCGCGCCCGGCATCGCCGAGCGCGGTCTCGAGCCGCTCGGCAGCACCCGTGGCCTCGGTCAGCGCATCGGCACTGGCCTCGTCGGTGCCGCGCACCGCGTCGCGCAGGACCTGCCAGCTTTCGAGAGGCGCGCGAGCGCCCTCGGCCAGATCACGAGCCGCGCCGCGATAGAGGTTCGCGGACTCGAGCGCGCGGTTCGCCGCCTCGGTCAGACCGAGGTCGGGTGCGGCGAGCGGGTTGTCCTCGAAGGCCCGGTCGAAGGCCGCCTGCGCAGCCGTCGTGGCAGCGCTGGCCGCGCCCTCGAAGCGGTTCTCGATCTCGCCAAGGTCGAGGTCGGGCACCAGCGAGATGCGCCTATCGGAGCCGAGGGCTTCAAGCCCCTCGTTGATCCCGCCGATGAAGCCGTTGATGCGCGCGACCACGCCGTTCAGCATCGCCTCGACGCCGTCGACCAGGCTGTTGGCCGCCTGGAACGCGAGATCGCCGATGGCGGCGGGCAGCAGGCCCCAGATCGCCTTGATCGCCTCGTAGGCGCCTTCGAACGTGTTCGCCGCCGTGTTGCCGAAAGCAACGACGCTCTCGATGGCGCTCTGCATGCCCGACGCGGCGTCGGCCTTCAGGTCGAAGAACATCGCCGTGGCGGCGGCACCCGCCGCTGCGGCGCCCATCCTGATCCGCTCCCAGACCTCGACGGCGATATCCTTCAGGAGCGACATGGCCTCGCCAAAGCCGCCAGCGCCGGAGACGAGGCGCGTAAACTGGTAGACGAGTTCGCCCGCTCCGACGATCAGCGCGCCGATGCCGGTGCGGATGAGCGCGCCGCGCAAGACAACGAGCGCGGTGGCGAGGCCCCGGACCGAGAGCGCCGCAGCGGCCATGCCGGCGACCCATCGGCCCGCGAGGAAAGCCGCGAAGGTGGCGGCATAGGTGGTCAGCCGACCGATGTTGTCGAAGAGCCCGCGGATGGCAATGCCGAGCGGCCCGGTGCGGCTCGCGACAGCCGCCATGGCATCCGCGACGGCTTCCAGCGCGGGGGCTGCAGCGACAGCAAGCTGGTTCGACAGCCCGCGCCAGATCAGCCCGAGCCGCGAGATCGCATCGTTCGTCCGCTCGATCTGGTCGGCATCCTGCTCGGAGACAACGACCCCGAAAGCGAGCACGTCCTCGGTCGCCTGGCGCAGCGTCGCGGTGTCGATCCGCGACATCGCGATGGAGCCTTCCTCGCCGAAAAGCTGGCCTGCGACGGCGGCGCGTTCGGCAGCGGGCACAAAGCTCTCGATGGCTGCGTTGATTGCGCCGACACGCTGGTCCAGCGGCAGGGCGATCAGTTCATTGGCCGAGAGCCCGAGCCGGTCCAGTGCGTCGGCGGCGGGACCGGTCCCAGCGGCCGCCTGGCTGAGACGGCGCGTCAGATCCTTGGTGGCCTGCTCGATGCCGGACATCGACACACCGGCCAGCTCGCCGGCGCGCTCCAGCGTCTGGATCGAGGCTACCGTGGTGCCGAGGGACTGGGCGAGCTTGGCCTGTGCATCGACCGTCTGCAGGCCGGAGCGGATCATCGCCACGCCAGCGGCGGCAGCGGCGGCCACGGCAGCGGCTGACGCGACCCGGACCCGGCGCGAGAAAGACGCGAGCCGGGCGTTCGCCGCCTCCATCTCGCGGCTGAGCCGTCCGAAGCCTCGCGACCCGGCCTCGCCGACACCTTCCAGCTCGGCGCGCACCTGGCGTCCGCCCACGGCCGCAAGGCGGACGCTAACCCGTTTTTCCGCCATGGGAGTGATCCATCTGTTCGTTGAGTTTGGCGACCATCACCACTTCGATGACGGGCAGCAGTTCGGCCATGGCGAGCGGTGGCACGCCGAGCGCGTCACCGAGCGCGAGCGCCGCCGACATGTCCCAGCCGATCACAGCGCCGGGCAACACGCGCAGCTGGCCACCCAGACGGCCGACGAGGTCCCAGACCTGCCAACCCTCCGGCGTTTCCGGACGGTTCAGCCGCGCCGGGCAGTCCGGGCAGGTTTGCGCACAGGCTTCGCAGTAGCGCTCGCCCCCGCCGAAGGACCATTCGGCGAGAGCGCGGAGGCGTTTTTTTCCTGTTCCAGCAGCAGGCCCTTCGAGACGTAGGTCAGCTGGAAAGCCTCGAAGATCGGCCAGACATCGAGCAGCGCGTCGATGGCCTCCGGGCTCGGGTCGATGGGCTTGCCGTCCGCGTCGCCGATGCCCTCCCAGGCGAGCACCGCCCGCCGCGCCAGCGCTTTGGCGAAGGCGACGGCGCGCTCCTCGTCAGAGGCCTCCTCGGGAACGGCCTCGACTGCCGGGTCGCTGCGTGTCGTCACCATTAGCGCGGTGGTCAGCGGGCGCAGCTGCACCCGCACGCCGGGCGAGAGGTCATGCCAGCGTGGCGCGTTGGTCAGGTCGAGCGTGAGCATCAGTAGGTCTCCACGTCGTTCACAAGGGTTGCGGTGCACATCCGGCCGACCACGCTGTCGCGCGCCGCCTGCCAATCGAACGTCGCCTGCACGCCCTGCGGCCCGGAGATCTCGATGCGCGGGCGCGGCAGGTAGACGGCGTGCACGGTGAAGGTGAAGCTCTCACCCGAGGGCAGGACGTAGGCGAACTCCATTTCGCAGGCCTCGCCGTTGATCGCCTGCGTCACCAGCGTCTGGTCAGCGAAGCGGACCTCGATCCGGCCGGTCAGCGCGGCGATGGACGGATCCGCGCCGTCGATGCGCCCGTCCGAGCGGATAGTCTCGATCCGGTCGAGGTTGTTGGCATAGGTGATCTCGGCCGAGACCACGTTGCCGAGTGCAGACCCGTTGCGCGTGATCGCCCCGTTGAAATGCCCGAAGCGCTTCAGCTCCAGCGCGGCGGGCGTCCCCGCGCTGGTAGTCGTGCCGACCGTCTCGCCCTGCGCCACCAGCCGCGCCGTGGCGGTCAGCAGGCCCGAGCGCTGCATCTGCCAGGTGATCTGGTCGAGCACGCAGCCGGAATACATCGCATAGCGCGGCACCTCCGGCATGCCGGTCTCGATCGACATCGAGGGCAGCGTCCAGGACCCGGACTGGAACTCGTGCGTGTACGGCGCTTCCACGCCCGTGGTCGTCGGTGTCCCGAACGCGGCCTTCAGCCAGAAGCCGAAGGCCTCGGCGTCGAGCGGCACGACGACATCGCCGTCTGCCGTGACCGCATCCTTGATCGGCGCCAAAGGATCGCGACCGTAGCCGAGGAGTTCCGAGTTCAGCAGCGGCTGCTCTGCCCCCAGCGAGGTGCTGGCGAAGGGCATGCGGGTGAAGCCGCTGGCGGGCGGCGTTCCATAGGTCGTCTCGAACGCAAGCGCCATCAGCGCCCGCGCCCCCTGGGCTCGTGCCATGGTGTTCTCCTCGGGTTGTCGGGGTCAGGCC